CGTTGCAGGTTCTAATATTGATAATGCCAGAGTCAATATTACCTTATCACAAGGAACTGCAGGAACTATTGTTGATGTATCTGGTCAAATAGTGGGTGGTATAACTGGAAATGCTGTTTATAGTACAAACGGAAATACATTTGCTACAAAAGTTGTCGGAAATAGAACAGGTCAAACTGGTATTGCTGGTTCTCAATACACAGGGTATGCATATCTTGGTGTTGGAGGATTATCTAAGCTTATTGCCGAAGAAATAGAAGCAGGATTGCAAGGTAATTTTCCAGCATCTGGTCCAGTGTATTTAAAGGATGCTAATTCAAAAATTACACTTAAACAATACACTAATAACAATCTTACTCAAACTTTAACAGATCCTCTATCATCATCTCAAACCTATCCATTATCTAGTGATGTTAGATATGGCGTATCATATGCAGGAGGCAATATGATAGGCGTATGTAGAGTACCAACCCCTCAACAAGTTTCATACGGTACTTTGGTTGATAATACATCAGGAATAGCAATATTAGATGCCTCAACTCTTTGGTCATTTAATGCAGACAACCTCCCATCTACGGGAATTGGTGGAAGATTGAAAAATTGTGCTACCGTAGAAGCTGTTGGTGCTCAGATTGCAGCATTTTTACCATAAGTATATTATATATGCCTTATCCATCACAACCAGTTTTACCTAATTCTTTTCATGGTAGCACATCTTTTAACTCACAAATTAAAAGCTATGATCATTTAGCCCAAAGAGTGAGAAGAACTTTAGGAGAACCGTTAATAAGAGTCGAAATAAGTTCAGAACAAATGTATGAATTTATAGATATTGCCCTAGAATGGTTTACTAAATTTGCTGGAGTTACCGAAGAATATTTGATTTTTAGATCTGATCTATACGAAAGAGGAAAAGGATTAAGAGTAGATCGATTGTTTAGCATAACACCTGAATTAGCCAATGCTGTATCAACAGAAACACCAACTTTATCAACCGGATATGATTTTGATATGGATAATTATAGAAAAGTTGTTGATGTTTTTTCATTTAATGAGGGAAATAATTCAGGTGTTAATACATTATTTACAATTGAACATACTATAGCCCAGCAAGCGTATTTTGGACATCTTTTGGGCAATGTTGGGTATGATCTAGTCACATGGCACGTACTCAAATCATGGTTAAATACTAGAGAAAAAGTATTAGCACTTAAACCTTACCTTAGATTTGAACCAGAAACTCAATTATTAAAAATTATACCAGAACCACCGAGATCAAGTATATATTATGGGTTAATCGGGTGCAAAGTTCAAAAGCCTATCAAGTTTTTAGTGTCAGAATTGTGGGTATTTCGTTATGTATCTGCTCTTTCAAAGATATCCATAGCTAATATAAGAGGTAAATTCAATGGAACCATACTTTTTGGCGGTCAACAAGTTAATGGCACCGACTTAATGCGTATGGGAGAAAAAGAAAAAGACGAATTAGAGAAAGAATTGATGGGAAATACTGTTGATACCGATATTGTGAGATTCTTTGTCGGAACTTTTACCGCATTACTTTCTATTGGACAATTTTTAATTTAAATTGATTACAAACTAATCAGCTTTTTATTATCATGCATAATAAGTATTTTTATGGAAAAACTTAATGATGTTAAGCATAAACATTATTATCCAGATTTTTATATACCTAAATATAATCTAATAATAGAAATTAAATCAAATTATATTTATAATTTACAAAAAAAATTAAACGAAAAAAAGAAAAAAGAAACAATTAAAGCTGGATATAACTATATAATTTTAAAAGAAAAAAACTATGAACCATTTGATAAATTTTTAAACAATATATTATGAAACCTAGATTGCAAAAAAACAATAAATATGTGCAATCTTTGTTTAATCCTAGATATCCTGAAAAATATAAAGGAAAATATCCAATATTTGCTCGATCTTCATTAGAAATCAAAGCAATGAGGTGGATGGATGACAATAATAACGTGATTACTTGGGGGTCAGAGTCTGTAGTAATTCCATATCAAGGGTTAGATGGGAAAATACATAGATATTTTGTTGATTTGGTATGTGAAATGAAAAGAAAAGACGGAAAACATGAAAAGTTGTTAATAGAAGTAAAACCAGAGAGACAAACCTTACAACCCGTACCAAGTTTAAAAAAATCTAAGAAAACTGTTCTGTATGAATCATTTCAATATGCTCAAAATCAGGCTAAATGGACAGCAGCAAGAGCATGGTGTGATAAAAAAGGATATAAATTTATAATATTAACCGAAAAACACTTAAAAAATTGATGTTTTTGTATATAGATATGATAAATAGTTATAATATATGGAAAAAGCATATAAGCTTATAGTAGAATCGCCTAATTACGAAGTAAAGTATCTAATGGTCGAAGAAAATAGAAATTCTCCTGCTAATTTATACATTAAGGGTCCGTTTTTAATGGCTAACGAAACAAATAGAAACAATAGAGTATATCCACTCGAAGAAATGGTTTCTGAAGTTAGTCGATATAACACCGAAATGATTAGTTCCAATAGAGGTTTAGGAGAATTAAACCATCCTTCTACTGGTGAGGTTAATTTAGAAAGAGCTTGTCATGTTGTTACCGAATTAAAACAAAACGGAAACATTTTTGATGGTAAGTCTAAGATATTAACAACACCAATGGGGCAAATCGTTAGAAGCTTGATCAATGATGGTGTTAAATTGGGAGTTTCTTCTAGAGCATTAGGAAGAATAGATGAAAAGGGCGGAAAATCTTATGTTTCAGATTTTCGTTTGGTTGCTATAGATGTCGTTGCTGATCCATCCGTTCCTATCGCATTTGTTAACGGTATATTAGAATCAAAAAAATGGGTTTTGGCTGAAAGTGGCAATTTCGAAGCAGTATACGAAGATTTTGAAAACCGTATATCAAAGTTACCTAAAAGAAATCAAAGAGATTTTTTAAAAGAACAAGTAATTAATTTTATTAATGCTCTTAAAGAAAGATAAGTAATTTAAAAACATGAGTAATCTAAAATCATTATATTCAAAATTTATTATGAATATTTGCGAAAGTAAATATTCAGACGCCGATACAGTCCTAGAACAAATATTAACCGAAAAAGTTAAAAAGAAAGTAGAACGTGTCGTAAAAAAGAAAATGTCATGCGACAAAGGATGCAATGAATGCAAAGATTGTAAAAAAGCAAAAAAATAACAAATTTGTAATCAAATAAAGATAAGTAATTTTATAAAAAATATGGATATCACAGATCTTCTCAAAAACCTAGACAAAAATCTTGTCAATGAAGAAACCGCAAATGCTATTGCTGATGCTTTTAAACAAGCAGTCGATCAAAAAGCTAAAGCACATACTGAACTCGCTATCGAAAAAGCATTATTGGAACAAGATGAAGATCATGCTCAAAAACTTCAAGATATTTTAGAAAAAACTGATTCTGATCATACTGATAAATTAAAATTGGTTATTAAAACCATATCAGAAAATCATACTAACAAATTAGCAAAAATTGTTAACCTGTATAAAAAATCTGTTGATGATAAAGCAAAAATGTTTTCCGAAAAAGTTATTACTGACTTAGATACCTTTTTGACAAAATACCTTGAAAATAAAATTCCATATACACAAATTCAAGAAGCTGTTGAAAATACACATGCCCGTAAACAAATAGAAAAAATTCGTGATCTAGTTGGATTTGATCCATCATTAGTAAATGAAAACGTTAAAAGTGTTGTTAAAGAAGGCAGAACCAAATTTGAAAAATTAAACCAACAATTGAATGAAGCATACGAGAAAAATGTTCGTCTTTCTCAAGAATTGCAAAAAACTCAAACAGTATTGGTATTAGAAGGCAAGACAAAAGGGATGCCTAAATCTAAAAAAGAATTTGTAGTTAAACTTTTAGAAGATAAAAGTATTAATTACATTAAAGAAAATTTTAACTACGTAGTTGAGATGTTCGAAAACGGTGAACAAGAAGAAACCGCAGAAATTGCAAAGGAAGCTAACAAAACAGCATTAAGCCGTAATGTTAATGTCCCTAAACAATTGGTTTCTGAATCCGTCTCAAGTGAGACCAAGAATACACTCGTTAGCGAATATCTGAGTGAATTGGAACGTGTTGGCTAATACCCAATCGTTCACCAATCAAAATCCAAAAAATAGAAAGAAAAAATAACAAATATGAGCAAAAATATCAAACCCGCAACAGGATTTATCGATAGATCCCGCGCACAACAACTCGTTGAAAAATGGAGACCCCTCTTGGAACATAGTTCCGATAAGGTCGCCCCTATTACCGATGAGCATACCCGTCTCAATACAGCCATCCTCATGGAAAACCAAGAGCGTTGGTGTCTATCTGAAGCAAATACCGCCGCCTCTGGTGGTGTCTTTGGTTCAGCTGGCAGTATGGGCTTCGGCGGTGCTGTAGGTAACGGTGATAATTATGCAGCTGGTGATGCACGTTTACCAAAGGTATTAATACCTATGGTTCGTCGTACATTTCCAGAGCTTATCACTAACGAAATCGTTGGCGTTCAACCTATGAGTGGTCCTGTAGGTCTTGCTTTTGCACTCCGTTATCGCTATGAAGCAGATAGTCTTGGTGGCAATGGCATCGATGGTTACAATAACCTCGGTCCTTCCACGACAGGTAGAGACGGTATTAACCGTAGCTATGCTGATGAAAAAGAACTTGGCTATCAATATTTGGACACACGCTTTACTGGCACTAGCTCTTCAGCCCTCTCTGGCAACTCAGATTTCCAAGTTCTTGGTTCTGATGCTGGCGTTGCTGCATTGTTAAGTCAGTTTGAGCTTACTGGTAATATTCCTCAAGTTACTGTAGAATTTAGCAAAACCTCCGTCGAAGCTGGAACTCGTCGTTTAGCCGCACGTTGGTCTGTTGAACTTGAACAAGATTTGAAGAACATGAATGGTCTTGATATCGACTCTGAACTCACAAATGCTATGTCATATGAGCTTCAAGCCGAAATCGACCGTGAAATGGTTATCAGAATGGTCCAAGTTGCTCTCAATGCAGGTCCGAAGAATGGTTATAGCTTCTGGTACGCCGTATCAGCTGACGCACGTTGGCTCGGCGAAAGAAACCGTGACTTCTACTCCAAGATTATTGTTGAAGCAAATCGTATCGCCATCCGCAACCGCCGTGGTGCTGCTAACTTCATCATCGCAACTCCTAGAGTTTGCGCGATCTTGGAAATGTTGCCTGAGTTTCAGTGGATGTCTGTAAACGGAAACGTTAACACCCAACCTACTGGCATTGCCAAAGTTGGTAATGTTGGCGGACGCTTTACAATCTACCGCGATACCAGAACTGATGCCCAATTCCTAGACGGATCTCGCGGAAGTGCTCTTGAATACGCATTACTTGGATATAAAGGAACTGAATATTACGATACAGGTATCGTATATTGTCCGTATATTCCTGTAATGATCCAACGCACCGTTGGTCCTAATGACTTCTCCCCAAGAGTTGGTCTTATGACTCGTTACGGTGTAGTCGATTACATTTTTGGTGCATCTTTATTCTACCATGTGATCTTAGTTCGCGGCCTTGGCCAAGAATTTACACAATCTGGTGGAAGAATGTACCTCTAATACGTATAACAGACTTACAACAGTTCAAATCATTAAAAAACCCGCTGGTAACGGCGGGTTTTTTATTTATTTATTTTTTTCTTTACTTATGATACAGGTATGTAATTATATTATATATGGATCAAAAATTATGCAAATGTGGATGCGGAGAAACCTTAAAAAACATAAAAAACACATATATATTGGGTCATTCTAATAGATCACCCGAAGTTAAATTAAAAAAAGCTCAAATATTCTTGAAAAAATACGGAGTTGATAATCCATCCAAACTCCAAGATATAAAAAACAAAAAAGAAGAAACGAATTTAAAAAAATTTGGAACAAAGTATGCAGCACAGAACGAAACTATAAAAAAAGAATTAAAGAAAAAGTGGACTGATAAATATGGTGTTGATAATCCAGCCAAAATACCAGAAATAAAGAAAATAATCAGTGAAAAAGTCAAACAATCCAGAGAATTGGTAAGAGAAAAAAGTCAAAAAGAATTTTATAAAACTATTCTAAAACGTTTACATGAAAACGGAAAAATGGGAAGTCTAGAACCATTATTTGATTATAATGACTATAAAGGAAGATTGTTTAAATACCCTTTTCGTTGTAATAAATGTTCTAATACAATCGAAACCAATCTAAGAATTTCTTATGACCCATTAAGATGTTTTATTTGTAACCCAAAGATAGATACAGGCGGTCAATCTATACTAGAAAATGATATATGCGATTATGTTAAAACACTAGACCCTGACATCAAAGAACAAGATAGAAATATTATATCACCATTTGAATTGGATATTGTTTCTGAGAAATATAAAATCGCAATAGAAATAGATGGTCTGTATTGGCACTCAGAAATATCAGGTAAAAAGAATAAATTTTATCATACAACTAAAAGAAAAAAAACCAACGAATCTGGATATAGACTCATACAAATATTCGAAGATGAATGGATAGAAAAACAAAAAATAGTAAAATCGCGTCTTAAAAATTTGTTTAAGAAAAATATAAGAAAAATATATGCTAGAAATTGCTGTGTTAAAGAAATATCAACCGAACAAAAATCAAAATTTTTAAAAAAATATCATATACAAGGAAACGATAGGTCTAATGTTTTTATAGGATTATATTATAAAAACAGATTAATTTCGGTTATGACATTTAACCCATATAGAATAGCACTGGGAAATAAATCAAAAAAAGATTGTTACGAATTAACAAGATTTTGCTCTATATTTAATTTTTCGGTTATAGGAGGAGCATCAAAAATACTAAAATATTTTGAAAACAAATATAAACCTTCTACTGTTTTATCTTATGCTGACAGAAGATGGTCAGACGGTAATCTTTATAAAATATTGGGGTTTGATTTAATCGGAACAACTCAACCTAATTATTGGTATATTATAAAAAACCAAAGAAAACATAGATTTGCTTACCGAAAATCAGAACTTTCGAAAGTATTAAAAACATTTGATAACAATTTAACCGAATGGGATAATATGCAATTAAATAATATTGATCGTATATGGGATTGTGGTAGTATAAAATATGAGAAACATTATTGATTTTTAAAATACTTTTTATATATAAGTATTTGAATAATGAGAGTAAGATTAAAATTAAATAGAGGTCTAAGTATAAGTTTAGGACCAAATTTTAAACTTTCTACTGATTTTGGTACTATTAGTCCTATTTATGCAACAAAAGATCAATTATTAAATGGAATAGAAGTAACTTTATCTGAATATGATGCCAGTAAAATAAAAGTTTCATCTATAGGTATATGTGAAGGGTTTATTGAATTTGCTATATCAAAAGATCCTAATAATTCTTTTGTTATTCTTAATCCTACTCCTACTCCTACTTCTACACCCACATTAACACCTGTACCCACAAGAACACCGACACCTACACCTACTCCTACTCCTACTTCTACACCCACATTAACACCTGTACCCACAAGAACACCGACACCTACACCTACTCCTACATCTACTCCTACAAGAACTCCTACAGGCACACCTACAGGAACACCGACTAATACTCCTACATCTACTCCTACAGGCACACCTACAGGAACACCGACACCTACACCTACTCCTACAGAGACCGAAACACCTACACCTACTCCTACAGAGACCGAAACACCTACACCTACTCCTACAGAGACCGAAACACCTACACCTACTCCTACAGAGACCAAAACACCTACACCTACTCCTACAGAGACCGAAACACCTACACCTACTCCTACAGGCACACCTACAGGAACACCGACTAATACTCCTACAAGCACATCAACTAATACTCCTACAGTAACACCAACACCTACAAATAATTTAATTACTATAACGTTTACAAGTTTTGGAAATTGTTCTTATAAAGATGATATTTACCATCAATCTGAATATGATTTAAATTCATATCCAAATATATTAGATTATTTAAATGGCGGAACGGGATGGGGAACGGGATGGGGGTGGGATTCAACACCGCCAATAAATGAAACTACTTGCCCCGAAATAATTTATTTTGTTGCGAGTAATTCTATAGGACAAATTGCATATAGTATAGACTATAGCACATGGGGACCATTAGACCAAGATTGTCCGCCGTGTGCTTAATTCTTTAATTTAAAATAAATCTTATATAAGAAACAAGCAAACAAATGAACCGATAATCCACAAAAAGGATAAGATGTAAATCCTAATAAATTAAAAAGTGGGTTATAGAATAAACTTGTTAATATACCCATCCAGAAACTGCTACACTCTGGACATATTAATGGTTTTCTTATATATGGAATTTTTGCAACTAGATTTCTAACCGGAGCAAATATTTCTGAAAAGCTCCACATAAAACTAACACCCAAACTTAGTATTATGTAAGTTAAAAATTCAAAAAATATCATAGGAAAAACACATTAACGTATTCATCATCTACCCTAGACACTGAAAATGTTCTATATGCTGCTCTTTTTTGGGCTAAACTATCAGAAAATTCTTTCCACTCGGACACTTTTACTGTTTCGACTCTCCCGTGATAAATTTCAAATTTATATCGATTGTCTATTTCATCTAAATCGATTCTAAAATTATTATCGTGCAAAAATTTATTTAAAAATACAGTAGATTTGTCTCTATTTGTGTTTACATAATGCTCGACTTTTCCTCTACAACTACAATTAGGGTTAGTGGACGCAGATTCTATATCAGCATAAATTTCTGGTGCTATAGCCTGAAAACTTGATTTAAAATCAGGTTTAATTGTTAAAAGTTCTAAAAAAATTTTAGATAAAAATTCATAACTGGATTCGATATCAGAGATATCTTGTAAATTTTCTTCAATAATCATAAGGTTCGATATCTATTTATTGTTAAAATAATAAAATGCAATAAAAAAATTAAATACATTTTTTTATAAAATGATAATCACAATCTGGACCATTACCGCAAAAATAATTATTTTTTTCTTCAGGTATAATCAAATCAAGAGGAACTAATTCAAATCCAAATGATTTTATAATAGGAAAAGATTCATCTAACATTTTAGCACCAATATTATACTGAACGTGTTGTAATTCTACTATTAAATGTTTGACATTAATTAAACTTTCTTTCATACCATTAAGAATATCGATTTCAGCTCCTTGTACATCGATTTTTACAAGATCGGGTAAAGGTAAATTTTTTTCTTTAATAATAGTATCAATTGTTTTTGTTATTCTTTTTGTTTCAAATTCTTGCAAATATATTTTTTCAGCAGCAGAAGAATATTTAGAATTTTCTTTATAATATGAATTTCCTCCTAAATATATAGGATTGTTATAAAATATAAGTTCTTTATCATCAGTATCGCTAAACACGCCAATCTCATATTCAACACCGTAATCTTTATAAAAATCTTCTACTTCTTCCATAGCCTCAAATGCTATAATACGCGAATCCTTCCAAATTTTTTTGGCATTTTTTGTCCAATGTAAAATAGCAGATCCTATATCAAAAATAACATTAGGTTTTATGTTAAAATATTCTTCTATTTTATATAAATATTTTATATGTTGAGTGGGAATATCACCATCATTATGTAATCTTTTGTAATAATTTGTTAAATGTGTTTTATCGTTCATAAATTTAGTCGTTTAAAAGAATATTAAAAAAATCTATCCACATATTACCAATTTTTTCGGTATTAAATTTATCTAAAATATATTTTTTACCATTTTCTCTTATATTTTGTTTATATTGTGGATTATTTTCTAACCAAGTTATAGCTTTAACTATATTATCAGTACATTTAAATTTACCATCATAATCTTTAGTTAATGCTTCTTTTTGTATTGCAACAGGATCTACTCCGTTTGGAAAATCTAACCAATAGCAATACCCATCAAAATTTTCAGGCAAAGCACCTAATGCATATGTTACGGGTATTGCTCCTAATGCTATAGCTTCTGCTACAACACAAGAAAAAGTATCTTTATGGACATCTTGATATGGTGTATAAAGAGGATAAATGAAATATTCACTTTCTGCTATATTTTTAAACAATGTTTTTTTATCAACACCGTTATGCATTTTAAAAAAAGTATCACTATGAGCATGCGTACACATCAAATAATCAAAAGCATGGAATTCAGAATCAGGATAATTCAATTCTCTAAGAGCTTGTACTGCTACATCACCACCTCTTGCCCATCCAGCATGAAAAACAAATTTATGAGGGTTTCTGATATTTTCTGTGGATAAAACTTCGTTGATAATATCATCCATTATTGGATTGGGTATAAGCATTTGTTTTACTTTATCATATGAGTTTGATGCATGATCTACAACCGATTGTGTCATGCTTTTTTCCCATTCTGATATATTAACAAACCCTAAACTTAAATTATTAGTCTTAGCATAATTGATAGTTTCGTCTATACCATATACCCATTGCATATGACACCAATATATTAAACTTTTGGTAACTTTAATTGGTAATTTATTATAATCTTGAAACCATAAACTATTCACAAGTATATCAAATTCTTTATTATCTATATAATTGAATTCGATATCAGTATATTGGACACCTCTTATAGTTTCACCCCTAGGAAAAAATTTGCCTTCTTGTGCATATTTTTTTTCTAATAAAGGTTCCATTTTTTCAGTCACAATAACAACATCATGTCCTTGTGATGCTAGATGTTCAGCTACTAAAATAGTACTGGTGTCTGTTCCTGACCCGCCGCCACCACCATATCTTAAATTTTCACCATTAAGATAATTGCTTCTTCTACTATTCCCAATTAAAATAAATGCTATTCTCATACATTAATATCTTTTTCGTAACGTTCCCCCCATTGTTTATCTTCATCGAATAAATACATTACAATTTTGGCTGGTTTATCTATAGAATAAAAATTAGCAACATATCTATTATTTAAAAGTTCTACATAATCTTTACCGTTTTCCACGGTAAAGTCATTACGGAAAACTTCAGCACCTGAACTATTCTGTAACCCAAATGTCATAAATTTTGGTTTTTCGAAATTATGTTTCTTGAAAAATTCTAAATCCCATTCACAGGTTATTACATATTTATGAGATATGAATTGTTCTTCCCAATTAGACGGGTTAGCAGGAGTTTTAACTTGTAATGTGTAATCTTGAATTCTACACTTTTTAAAATCAAATCCACCATATACTTCATAATCTCTCAAAGTTCTAACATCACCTAAACCGTATTTTCCCATATCAATTTTATGATCTTCTTGTTCAAATAATTGACGAGTCTTATTCCTTGCAAATATATCTCTTTCACCGCTGGTTTTTTTTGTTTTAATGTAACCAACTGATGTTTCTGTACCATGATCTTCCCAATGTTTAGGTCTACCGTTTCTAGTATATTCGTGCCATATGTATTGACGATATGGGCTATAAAAATCATAACCATATGTAAATGCTCTAACACTTAATGTTGTTTCTTCTGTATAACCACCAAAATAAATATCGGGATCATATGGAACTTCTTTTACAAATGAACCATCAGCCAAGAAAAAATGACCACTGATCGTTCGTGCTTTAATAACACAGTCTCTTTCTTTGTAATCCATGATATGATACGGGCGACTCATCAAAAGTTTGTCACTACTAAATTCATATTGACTCATCAAACAAGGACATTCTTCATATTTTTCTTGTTGCGGTTCAAATGGGGTAAGATATGTGGTCAAAACAGGCTTATCACTGAATTTTTTAGCCTGATAAAAATCTTCAAGCATCATAGTATCCCATCCTTTTAAAAATCTATGATGACTATCTAATTGTAAAACCAATTCTTCGCCATCATACAATTCATTTGTAATAGCTCTAGCCCAACCCAATCCTTGGCTTTCGTCATAATGATGTTTACGAATTCTAAAATTGGGTAAATTATCATATCTGGTTATATCTTCGTTTTCATCATACTGCCAACAAATACCAAAGCTAAATAAATCAGGATTATCAGCTTTTTCCAACATATCATCAATCGTAATAGGCAATTGAGGATCACGATAAGAAGCAAATTCTACAAAAATTTTTGGTTTTTTATTCATATATTTTTAAGTTTTAACATTGATTGTTTTATAGACATCCACATATCAAGATATGTGTATGTCGCTAAACGTCCTATAAACAATGTATCTTTTGATTTTTCGGTCAATTCTTTATATTTATTATAAATTATTGGACCATCACCAAAAGGTATTGGGTAAAAAGGTATATCGTTTTTACCGCATTGCTTAGGATATTCTTCAGTAATTATCGTAGAACCTTCATGTTTCAAGTCATAATAACTGTGATCATATTTTCTTGTATATTGAACTTTTTTCGTGTTTTGATTGATAATATTAACCGGAAGTTTAGCGTCACTAGTTTTATGTTTAAATGTTAAAGATCTATAAGGCAATTCCCCGTATACATAATCGAAATAGTCATCAATTTTACCTGTATATATTGTCAAATCTGTTTTATATTTTTGCCAATCGTTGTTATCACATCCCAAATTTATAGAAAATCCATCTAGCATATTTTCCATCATATATGTATATCCTTTTTTGGGTAAACATTGATATTTTTCTCCTTCAAACCAAGTGGGATCATCACAATCTTTTGTTTTTGGTATTCTATTAGTAATCGATTTAGGAATTTGGTCGAAATCAACACCCCATTGTTTTTCCGAGTAATCTTTAAATATATATTTTATAATTTCTTCTTGTGATAATTCTCTTCCTATCTCCTTTATTGTTTTTTTGCTATAAGGTAAAGAAATTATACCCAATTCTGTATCACCTAATGGTTTATTTTGAAAATTAAACCATTCGGTGTACCTACTTAAAAAAGAAAATACATCTTCGTCGTTAGTATGAAACATATGAGGTCCATATTTATGAACCAATGTATTATTAATTTTTTGATCAAAACAATTTCCCCCTATATGGTCTCGTTTATCAAAAATTTCTATATTATAACCTTTTTCTTTTAATAATATAGCTGAAGTGATACCAGACAACCCACACCCTATTATTTTAGCGGTTTTCATTCCTCTTCTACGATATCTGAATTTTCTATCAATTCTATTTTCTTAGGTTTGTTTTTTAATATTTGCATCGCCTCGTCCCTAGAACCTATAAAAATATTATTAGTCTGTTGTCCAGCAGTAGATCCTAATAACGGGTTCATTTTTCCTTTTACTGCTTCAGCTTCTATACGTTTAACCTCTAGATTATTTTTAGCTTGTTTTTGTTGAATATTTATTTTATTTAAATTTTCTATACCTTTAAATGCGGTATTCATCAATTGAGCATATGCTGAAATTTCTTTAGGATCGGCAGCAGTTTGAATCAATTGTTGCATATCTTTAATAGCACTCATAGTTAATTCTAACATTTCTGCTGATTTTAAATAGATGTAATCTCCTACGGTTTCATCTGTTATTTTTGGGGTATTAGGTACAGAAGGTTTTTGAGATGTATCTGATGTTTCCTTTAATTCTGATATAATATCATTAATATCGGAATCATCTATTGAATTATTATCCATTATGCTAAATATTTACTGATATGGTTACAATTTCAATAACAGGATATGGCAATTTCGAAATTCCGGCTGAAAAATTACAAGAATTATTGTCTTGGTTGGCTAGAAATAGCGGAGTCCGAACACAAACTAACGAACAAGCTCGAATACCTGCTCAATTTCAAGGAAGAGACTTGATACAAGGATAAATTTATGCTATAGTTGCCCCATGAATCATTATAATGATCTTTGGTGCGAAAAATATAGACCTAAAAAAATAACGGATATTGTTCTTTCAGAAGAATCTAAAGAACATCTAAAGGATATATCCGATGATATACCACATTTGCTCTTTTACGGTAAAGCAGGAACCGGAAAAACAACAACAGCAAAAGTATTGATAAATGATGTTTTAAAATGTCAATATCTGTACATCAATGCAAGCGATGAATCTGGTATTGATACAATAAGAAACAAGGTTATTACGTTTGCGCAAACAAGATCATTCGATGGACAGAAAAAAGTCATATTGTTAGATGAATGTGATGGTTTAAGTGGTTCAGCTATGAGAACTCTTCGTAATGTAATGGAAGAGTATTCGTCATCTACTAGATTTATATTAACCGCTAACTATTTTGATAGGATAATCGAACCAATTAGATCAAGATGTGTGATTTTTAATTTAAAACCTAGTATAAATGGTTCTCTTCAACGATGCATAGATATTCTAATACATGAAAACATAGAATATAAGGACAATTTATCAAAACTAGCATTATTCGTAAAAGATAGATATCCTGATATGCGTAGAATGGTTAATGATCTTCAAAAATATTCAATAACCGGAAAACTTTGCTTAGAAAATCTAGATTTATCAGAATCTTTTTCTAATATATTGTTAAAAAAAATATATTCTAAAGAAAATGCATTAGAATTGCGTAAATTTATTATCGAAGGTGAATCAGAATTTGATTCTGACTATCAAAGATTATACAAATCATTATTCGATGCCATTTATGATTCAAATATTAATGAAATTAAAAAGAAAACGTTACTCCTTGAACTGGGAGAATACACATATAGAGATAATTTCGTAGTCGATCACGAAATAAACTTTTTTTGTTTTATATTATCAGCCGAAACTATAATTAAAGCTTAGTATTTTGTGTAGGTAACGATCTATTAGCTGGAGAATTACCCAATCCTGAAAAATCTCCATCGTTTACGGGTGATGGTTTTCCTTTTTCTGTGTTATGAAAAGAATAATTGGTTTTAGGCGATAAGACGGGAGGTAAATTAGCACCCCAATCGCAAATTTCTATATGTTTTACATCAGTAGAAGGAATCATGAATTTATACATAGAATTATCTTTCTCTGCTGCTGAAATAGCACCATATTCTACACCAGTTGAGTTTATATCATTAGCACTTTTATGATTTGGACCAGCACCTTCTCTAGCACTAGTTTTAATTTTAAAATAATGTTGACATTTTTCGTATTGTCTAGAATTTAATTCCTTAAGAGCGTTTAATTGAGTATCATCCATTATCGATGCTGCTTCGGATTTAGTAAAAAAGCTAGGTTTTAACCTAAAACATACACCGATCCTGATACCGTTTGAATAAACACCAGAATCTATTGCGTTTTCTTCATTTAATACGTTCAAATCACCCAAAGCCTTTTCATAAACAAAGTCAAATCTATTAAATTTTTTCATCTTCTAATTACTTACTCTAAGTTTAATTCTTTTTAGATAATTATTTTAAATGGCAATTATACGTTTAGATAATCTAACAAAACCGAGACAAGTAAATTTGGATCGTAAAGAATACGATAAATCGCTTTTTTCTGATGAAAAAGCAATTTATACTGATTTACATTTAGATTTAAAGTTAAAAACTATAGTCAAAGATGATATTTTAGTTGATTCTGGTGATATAGAGGTAGACGAAAACCTAAATGCTATAAGAAATTCCATAAAAAATATTTTTACAACAAAAAAAGGTCAAAAAATTTATGATCCTCAATTTGGTGCATCATTAGAACAACATTTATTCGAAAGGGTTGATGATTATTATGCTAAATTAATAGGCAAAGAAATTTTATATAATATTGAAAAATATGAACCAAGAATTGAGGTACTAAAAATTTTAGTTTTACCTATACCCGATCAAAACGAGTATAACATATCGATATATTATAAATTTTTAAAAATAAAAAAAGAAGAAACTTTAAAATTAAAAATAATAAATAATGGTGAAATTATTTTCTAAGGATTAAATAGTTATATGGAACTAATTGAAAAAAGTTATATTAACAAAGATGCTTATTTAACATTTGATGGTAAAAGTATAAGAGATGTTATAATTGATCGTCTAAACAAAGAAGGAATTTTTACAGATCAAAATTATCAAGGTTCTAATTTATCAGCATTCATAGATGTCATTTCTTACTGTTTTTCAACTCTTTTATATTATTTAAATAAAACATCATCAGAAAGTATGTTTTCAGAAGCACAACTTTATGAAAACATGAATAGAATTATAAAAATATTAAACTATAAACCTATTGGAAAATTATCACAAACGGTAACATATGATTTAACCGTTAATAATTTAAACTCTGGTAGTTACACTATACCAAGATATTCATATTTACGTATAGGCGATTTAACATTTTCTTTTCCTTCTGATATATCATTTTCCAAATTTTTAAATGGAACCGAAACTATAGAAGATTTAAAAAATAAAAATTTATTAAAGGAAGGAAAATATATAGAAACTTCTATATATAAAGCAAACGGAATAGACAACGAAATAATTTTTTTATCGACTTCTGATAAAATATTTATAGATCATTTTGAAATATATGTATACGTAAAAAGAGAAAACAGTTCATATTGGGAATCTTGGACTAGAGTAGATGATTTATTTTTAACCAAAACTAATGATGAAGTATATGAGGTTAGATATAATCATAATAAAAACTATGAAATAAAATTTGGAAACGATATAAACGGTGCAAAATTAAATAAAAACGACCAAATTATAATATATTATTTACAAATTAATACTAGTAGCCCAACAATAGGACCAAATGTTTTACAAACATCAAAAATAATACTATTCAATTCTATAAATTTTGATCAAATCTTAAAAGACACTAAATCTGAATTGGGTGTATATTTAAATTTTACAAATATATTTAATTTAGTATTAAACAATCAATTTAGTTCATCAGCATCACAACTAGAAGAATCTGTAGATCAAATTCGAGAAAAAGCTCCTAAATTTTTTAGATTACAGAATCGGTTGATTACTTCTAATGACTTTGAAACGTATGTTGAAACTAATTTTTCTAATATTTTAGCTGATGCTAAAGTAATCAATAATGAAGAATATTTAAAAACCTATATAAAATATCTATATAATTTAGGTTTAAAAACGCCACAATTGGAAGATACAGTTTTATTAAATCAAATAAATTTTGGAACTAGTTGTAATTTTAATAATATATATATCTATACTATACCAAAAAGTAATGATATAGTATATTTAACAGAACCTCAAAAAGAATTAATAAACACACAATTAAAAGATTTAAAACCATTAACTTCCAATACAATATTAATAGATCCTATATATATGTTTTTAGATTTTTATTTATCAATTGGAACTATATCACAATCTGATATTTTTAACTCTAAATTATACATATACAAAAAAAATAATAATAAAAGATCATCTTCCGCTATATTATTTGACGTACAAGATGTGTTTAATAATTTTTTTACCAAAACTGCTAATAAAATAGGACAAGAAATAGATTTATATAAAATTAATGCCGAAATTTTAAAAATTGATGGTGTTGATTTTATAACCACTAAAAGAGAAGATACTGGAACCGAAATAGAAGGTATATCTATATTATGCTGGAATTCTATATACCCAGAAATAGATTCTAAAACGTATAGTCAAAATTTTATACTAGAAGATTTCCAATATCCAATATTTAATGATTTATCAAATATTAGAAACAGAATAATTATAGTCGAAGAAACCGGAATCATAACATCCAGTCAATTTTAATATATGGGTAGAATAATTACAAATTTACAAATATTAAATAGTTTTGCATATAATGTTAACGAATATGTAACAAATACAAATATAGGAAATCCGATTGAAAAAAATGCTAATAGAGGAAATAAACTTTCATATTACGTAGGGCCTTCTTATTTTTGGGGTACATATAATAAATTTGTAACCGTAGAATCCGTAGAATCTGATCCTAATGTTTTAGGATCTTATAAATCTTATACTTATGGGTATTCTTATCTAAATAATGATTGGATTATTAGACGTAATAATATAACGGGTACATGGACACTTGTAGCATACATGTACGGCGGTACAAAACAAAATGAAAATATAGCATTTTCTAATACTAGTATAAATTCTTTAATATGGGGTGATTGTATCATATTAGGATGGGATAGTATGCTTTTATCCGATTCCGATTATCAAAATAGTAACAATATACCATTAATATCTCAAAAAACTTGTATAGAACCCACACCAACAAGAACCCATACCGTTACACCAACAGGAACACCATCACCTACACCATCACCTACACCATCACCTACACCAACCTTTACACCAACTCGTACACCAACTCGTACACCAACTCCTACCCCCACTCCTACCCCCACCCCAATATTAACATTTGATCTTTTCGTTAGTAGATTATCTGGTTATGAAAAAGCAACAGAATTTGTTTTTAGTATCAATCCGAATTATATAAACCAAATTCAAAACATCAAATGGCTATTAGATGACGGAACATCACAAGATCAATTATTGGAAATAAAACACAAATATATTTTTGATGGTAAATACAATCCAAAAGTTTTAGTTTATACTGAAGCTGGTATACTATCAGCTTCAGTTTCGATAACAATTGTACCATATTTCAATGAATTTTTATGTTTTGATCAAGTGCAACCATCAACGTGGTCGGGTTATTATTCACCTCAATATCCATTTAGAGTACATATAACATCGATGGATACAGGGTCACATTATATAGATTTAGCAGCTATGTATTCTAAATCATATAGATATCAAGAAAATCCATCAAAATGGGGATTCGTAAAACCAGAATGGAGATTTTTGGATTTGGATGGGAACGTAATAGAAGATATAAAAACAGAAGACACTTTAATTAAAATAGATAACGATGGTAATTTAGACCCTAACGGAACAGTTGTTGGTATAACGGGTAAAGCTGAATTCTTTTTTGTCGATGATTTGTTCAATTTTAATAATTTTCAATCTAGAAATCCCGTTACGACCATTATAGCAACGTTACAAACAAGTGCTATACCAGTTAAATCTGACTATGATACTACAAACGCCATAGTACCCGGTTATTCAAACAGTTTAGCTTATGATTGTATACCGTATGTAACATTTATACCTATACCTGACACGTTACGATTATCAGAAAACGGGTTAACGGATTTTACCAACCCAAAATGGATAGATTCTAAAATACCATTATTTATTAATATTGAAGATAGGAAATATTTTTCGGAGTTTTGCTTTGATCCGGTTTTTGAATTAATAAATCAGCCGAATAAAACATACTTTAATAAAAATTATCCAATAGACACACCAAAAAATGATTTATTTGTTGATATAGATAATAAAAATTTAACATTTAATCCCGTCGAATTAGAATTTCATGAAAAAGACGTGGATAACTTTTATGATGCTGGTTATTATAAGGGATTTTTTAAAATAGACTACGATAAAGACTTCACATCAGTCATAGCTTCTACTGCTCATATAACACTACCTAACGATTTTAAAGTATTTTACAACAATCCATACATATGGGTATCAAACCCAACAGCTGGGACAATATCTAAACTATTATATACCGGAGAATTAACACCGTGTCAAAAATCTACTAATTTTGTACAAGTTCAGACCTACGATGTTCCGATTTTAACCAATGAAAATTTAGAAACAACACCCAATATGTATCTTTCTGGGTTTCATGGGGTAGATTACTTCGCAGTGTTACCCTTTCCTTATTGTCATTCTTGGGTAGCAGACTCGGAAATGAATAATATTTACGCCATATCTAACACAAATGGTAAAATTTTAAAAACTATAGATATGAATGTGGTTGTACAAAGAGAAATTTTGGGATATTTAGTAGATTATCAGACAACACCATCATCTATAGTATTAAACAGCAAAAAAGATTTTTGGGTAACGTTATACGATACAGTATCAACCATAAAATTTGATAAAGATGGTAATTTTTTATTTGCTATACATCCATTAAACACAACGGGTTATTTTAACATATCAACATCCGAAAATTTTCAATTACGACAAGCTATTAACAGTTTCCCTGATCAAAATTTAATAGAACCTACCATATTAGATGTTGATATTAATGATAATATATGGATAACTTATTCAAACCCATTAAGCGGGTTTTTAATAAAATATGACACAGATGGAAACCTATTAACATGTATAAATTTACCCGAATTTACATCATTACAAGAAATAGTATGCGATTCGGTTGGCGATTTTTGGGTTAAAGGTGTAGAAACTAGAAGCGGTTATTTTAATAACAGTTTATCGGCTACTTTTATAGAAAAAAGAAATTCTGACGGCATTTTATTAAGTTCTTATAGAAATCTTCCAAGTGTTACACATTTAACATTGGATCAATATCAAAATTTATGGTATTTACATGATTATAATGGAATGGGTAAAATTGAAAATAATACTGGATTTAATATTAGAACATGGTTGAGCTATGATTATGAAAAATTAAATTTACCTTATGATGCCAAAGAATGGTATGACGTATCAGAAAAAAACGCAGATTATACTATATTTGACGGTATAGCTGTAGATATCAGAGATTATGTATATGTTTTAAACACATTAGAAAACTATATATATGTATATGATGCAACGACCATGAATTTTGTAATAAAATTACCAGTAGCACTAAGAAAAGGTGTTAATTTTTGGATTAATCATAAAGGTGAAGTTGTTACAGAAAAAAGACAGATAAGTTATTCTTTAAAATCTAATGGTGATTTTACAGGGTTCAAATGGCTGAATAAATATATCAATCAACATGTTGATTATTTATTCGATAGACCTATACACGGTATGTCCGCTATATATATAGAAGGTCAAAGTAAAAATTTAAACTTTTATAAAGATAATCCTTATGATTTTTATAAAATAAAAGAGAAATTTAATCTATCCGAATATATAAAAAATAGTACAGGTATGCCTGTTATCAAAGAAAGCACATTTTTATTTGATACTTTTTTTAAAACTATATTTGGAGAAGAAAAAAGAAGCGATCTTGGTGTTTTGGCGTATGAAAAGATATCTAATTTTAATTTAAATCATTCCGATATTGACACTTGTAACATTGACCAGCTATACAGTTTATCACAATTATTATCACAAGAAAACGATGATTTTAAGTTAAATTTTACAAATGATATTAAGAGAATTTTAGATATAGCTAGTATAAGCGAATCATATTTGTGGGGTACACAATCTTTTGATGAAATAGATATTTATAAGTTATTAAATGAAAAAAATCCAGTAAACAGTTTAACTTTTATGGTTACTGCTGGAATCCCTATGATATTAAAAACAAAAATATCTAAAAAATATGAAATAGTTTTTACAGGATTATTAAGCGGTAATAATATTTATAATATAACAGATTTGGCTTATTTTATAGGACTAAATCCTTCAAATTGGTACGTCGATTATGATTTTTATATTGGTGATATATGGAAAGATAAAGAATTTAAAAATAATATAATAGATTGGGATAACAACAATACCACTATATCGTCAAAACTATCAGAATCTTATATAGATTGGAGTAAAGATGAAGGTATACTCGATACATTATTATCTTACGAAATACACAAAGGACTAGATTTTTTCAATTAAACTCTAAATAGTTTACCTAAATAGTTAAAATGCAAATGGAATATATTAAAAGTTTTGATTATAATGAAATTGGAAATTGGCCCAACGAAAAATATACATTTTCACCAATAACCGAAAATATTGAAGCGATATCAAAACCAGTATATATATATTTTCCGGTATATGGAAACCCTTCTATAGATTATGGTATATATTCAAAAAATTCATTAATAGATTATGAATATGGATCTATATATAAAGATTATGATTCTTATTCGAATAAACACACTTTAAATTTATTCAAAGATGTTACACCTTTAAGTTTTTATTACGCACCGAATCATAGAGAACTATATCCATATTCCGTTTTTAATGTTTTTGGTATAGAATCTGATAATATTGTTAAAGGTTTTTATATAAACCCAAAAAGATTATTTTTCAAACCAATATCTATCGAGAAATTGGAAATCGGTTGGCGGATAAAGTTATCAGCTGTAATATTAGGAAAAGATCCTGTATTTTTTCAATCAAATAATTTTATAAACGATGCTTTGGCTGTATACAAAAATGATAAAGAAAGCTATGAGTCGAAACAAGAATATAATTTGCCTTTTGATTTAAGATTAAAATACGAAGTTAAAGGAACCGAAAAATTTTTTAATAGAAAAATAATAAATTTTACAACTGCATTTAATCCTAGTTCTTATGGTGTATTTTTAGAAAACCCCTATACACAAATCAAAAAAAATAGCATATATTTAACAAATAAACATTATGTTTTAACAACTGACGATATCATAAGCGAATCTTCGTATTATAACAACGAAGATAATGATTTTTTTAATTTTAACGGATATCGTTATAATTATAACAATGATAATGATAAACAACATTTTTATATCTATAATAACCCATCAGATTCTAATGATAGCTGGTTATATGCAAGCATAACACCATCCGATACATACTTCGAATACTATAGTAATACCGAAAAAATAACAGGCGTTCCAGACTCATATTTGGGTATAAGATATATATCCGATTCAGACAAAATTAAAGTTACAGATGAAAACGTTTTAGATACTATTATAACTTTCAAAAACAATGAAAGTATAATGGATATAAATCAAGAATTTTTTAGCGATGATGTAAACGAAATAACATTAGATTTAAAATATCCTCCGCATTATTACAATTTTAATTTAAAATACAAAGCTTTTTCAGATTTTTTTAATATAAGCTCAACATTAATGTTTGACGGTAGTAGTAATGATATAATTTTTCAAAAAATTTACGATTATTTTAGTGATCCTTTTTTTACAGACGATACGTATATTAAATTTTCACACGAAAATTATCCGGTAGACGATTCGTTTTATAAATCTACTGGTGTATTATTAAGCTCATTAAGTTCGTATACGGAATACATTTTAAACGAAATTGTAGAAATATCAGCATATTCGACTGATACTATAAAAAATACTATTTTAAATGTAAATGAAAAATACAGTGAAATATCTTATAATATAGATGTAGCATATGACACTCCATTTTATAAAACTAAAGGCGTAACATTAAGCGGTATACTTATATTATCCGATTATAAATATTTATCATCATCGTCATTCGACGGATTAACATCTATTATTTTTGATTTAGGGTTTGATTATTCAGATTCTTCGTTTTATAAATATAACGGTAACACTATAAGTTTAAATAATAAAATATACGTAACATCAGGAATATACAATACATCTACAGATTATTATAACGATACCTTTGTACAACAAATTAGTACATATGATAGTAAATCATATTTTGTAAATAATGTTAAAACTATAACGGCAACCAACACACCCGAATTAACGGGTATTATTTATAATCTAGGTGAACCATATTCAAATTATGCTGAAATTACATCTTCAGTGTATCACGATAACGAATATATATCAACTGGTATAACATTAAGCGGTGTGTGGGTATGCATAGACCAACAAATTGCTACTGGCACAAATTATTCAGAATTAACAGCAAGTGCAAATTCGTTTGGTGGTATATATTCAACATATGCTAAAACAACAAGCGAAATATTATTTTTAAATGAATTTAAATCAACCGGAGCATACTTGAATGGGTTGACATATAACAATGTTCTTAGTTCCTTTGCGTTTCAAATGGCATCACCGCAAACATACTACAATGTAATTAGTACATTTGATACGAATGTTAATTTTTTATACAATATAAGCATTAGTTCTTATAATGAAAATTTTACATCTGATATTGTTTTATATAATAGTATTAGTGTTTATAAAATAGATAATAGGTTATATGATAATTACGTAGAAGGATACAGTCTTAATTATGATATAACATCTAAAATTGTAGATTTTGACACGGAATATGTTAAAATATCAACATATTTATTTTCAGAGTACCATCTATCTATATTAGATTTAGAAACATATGGAGGATTAGATTTAATTAAATATGAATTTTTAAATTTATCGAACGAGTTAAAACCTTATCTATCTTGTTATTACAGTGAAGAAAAAATACCTTATAATATATATGATCTTGATTGGATAAATGCTACTAGTGGTTGTTTATTATACATAGAATATCCAAATAGTACATTTGGAGAAGTAGCCTTTGAAATAATTCCTAAATTATCAACATATTCCGGATTCTTAGAATCGTTTTATAAGACTAAAATTGTATTATCTGAAAATATTACAAACGATTCTAATATATACGATAAAATATTTTTAAAAAATAAGAATGAAACATCCAACAATATAGAAATTGAACTAATAAGCATTGCTGACGATTTAGAAAACACTAATATATCATGGAAAATTGAACCACAATCAGATAATGTTGTACTTTATATTAAAGACCCTGTTAATAATGATATAACGTATATAAATCAAGACGAAAATTTAGTATATGTTAAAGATTATACATCTACTGTTTTCGTATCGGGTTACGTTGATAACCAAATAAAAATTATAGGGTATTCTGAAAAATATAATCAGTATCCAGAATTGATTATAGATTATACATTGTTCGATTTATTAAAAGAAGGTATTTTTACAGTAGCTCCTTTATACGAGTTAGATAATCAAAAACAAATAAGAAATATTGATATTGCTTCTTACATATCAGAATCAAATGTATTATTAGATTTACCAAACGACTTTTCAATATATTGGATTTGGGAATATGGCGATATAACGGATTCCCAATATCAACCTATAACAGCATTAAAACTTGACGGGACTATATATTCGTGCGGAGAAACCGATACAATTCAAAATTTAAGTAGTTTGAGTTTTTTTATACGCCCAAACATAAATTATGCTCCAATAGAAAATATAGTAAAAGTTAAAGCATTTGCGTTTAATGAAAAAAATAATTTTATAGGGGAATATATATTTACAGTAGATGATTATCCACATATAGATTTATACAATTTAAACATTGAGACTTATTATGATTTATATCCTCTAGATATTATACATTCTACAAAAAATACACCAATATTAACAAGACCACTAAACAACTTTTCTGTTTATACCTTTAAAATCGATAAATCGGAAACATCAATTTTTAAATTTTTGGACAGTTATGATAACATAAAATGGGAATTTTTTGATGATCTTGGTTTTTATCAAAGTATAACTGGAATAGATCAAGTCGATCACTATGAAATATATAATTCATTAAATTGGGAATTAAACTATATAAAAGTAACAATAGAAAATATATATATTCCTACATGGAACAAACCACATACATTTACAAAAGTATTATATATTAATTCATTACCAGAATCAAGTTTTTATAAACCTTTAAATTTACTTATATATCCAGAGTATTACTGGACACCTGAAACGCCTTATATAAATTTTACAGATAATGAAAATTTTATATATTCTATACATCCTTTAACCTATGAAAATAAAAAATCAGAAACTTATAATTTTTATGTAAGTGCTGATAAAGAAGCTACACAATATGAATATTCAACCGGAGATATATTATTTACACAAGAAGGTTTATTAAAAATACCGGAATCGACTGAACTAAAATCGATATATGGTATGACTATTTCGGTTAGTGCTTTTGATTCTATATATTTCCCTAAAGAAAATGGTATTTTTTATAAAATAGTAACGGAAGAAGGGTTAATTGATCTATATATGGAAAATTTAACATTTACATCTATACCGTTTAATGCTGAAGTTGGTTTTCAAATGGAAAACTTTAAAAAATCTCCCAAAATTATACCATTCGATACTTTCAATTTTACATTCTCATCAGTTTTTAGTTCTATTGACATTAAAAACAATAGAATAATAGTAATAGATCAGTTTATTTTACCAGACTATAAACAAAGTCCGGTTAAAATAATAGAGGAATTAAGCACAATAACATACACATTATCAACAAAATATTGGACTTTTTCAAAAATAATAGAAGCTAAAACCGGAAAATATAATGTTTTTGAATTAAATATTGGAAATTCTTTAGATCTTTTAACAATTTCTGATAAAAAAATAGATACTTTATACATTTATGCTGAAGCTAATATTAAAAAAACCATACCAGCCGAAACGTTTAAAAATTACCCATCATACGAAAATAAAGAATTATGGAAAACCGTAGACGAATTAATCGATGCTAAAATATTAGATGATGCATTTATTAGCAGTATATAATTAATTAGAGGATATAAATATTTAATATGGCAAATGGTTATTACCAAGAAATTAAAACTTATGGGTTATCGGATGAATTAGAAATTTTTGTATCTTCTTATTATTCTTTAGCGAATAAAGACATATTTTTTGAATTTGGGTATATCGATAACGATTTTAACGACAATATAAAAACTGTTTTTATAGATTTTGGTGACGATACATCAAAAATTGCAAATATTAATGATATATTATATCACACATACGAGTACGAAGGTACGTTTACTATAACATATAGTGCATTATACGAAAGTGGTAAATCTACCGATTTGTTATATTTAAATAAACCAATTAGAGTATTTTTAGAATGGCCTTCATATAATCAAGAAGATATTCGTATGTTAGATGAAACCGAATTAACATTACCTTATACGATAGATCAAATTGATATACAACCTAACGAATACGGAAATGTTGATATTTTTAATACAGCTATTTCAAGATTATATGACAATTTACAGTATTTGATATATAATTCCCGAACATTAAAAATAGATTTTCCTTATGATTTATACGGATGGCTAGGATGTGATGCATTTAATCCAACAAATGGTATAACATGGCATACAGCCAATTACAATTCCGATTTTAATGACACTAATAATATTTATAACAACATCAGAGATGCTATATCGAATATTACAATATCAAAATTTACGAATATATATGATGTTGTTGAAAAAAATGATGATTTAATAGTATTAAACGATTCAAAACTAATGTATTTGTCTGGTGGTAAAATACCAAAAATTATAAATTTTGTAAACGAGGAAGAATTGTATAAAGATTTTAAAAATATAGTCTCTATAGACATAGATGATACAGGTAAATACATTTACGCGGCTGATAATATAACCAATAGAGTGTATAGAATATATTTAGACATATCTATAGGTCTTTCATATATATATAACACGGTAGATGTTGGCGGATTTGGTTATAAAAAAGATATATCTAAGTTTGATAATCCTTCTTATATCAAATATTACAATAAAAATGTCTATGTATTAGATTATAATAATAAATGTATTAAACAATTTACCGAGTATTTAGTTTGGGTTAAAACTTATGAATTTTCAGAACTAGACAATGTAAATTGGTTACATTTTGATATACATCCGACAACCGGATTGATATATTTATTAACATCTGATAAAAACGTATATATTTTTGACAGCGAATCTGAAAATTATCTATATAATATCAATTTATCTAATATATTAGAATATGTTGATAATGCTCAGATAACATTTGACGAAGCTGGTGAATTTTTTTATATTCTATCCGATAGAACCATAATAAATAAATTTACAACAACCGGAATATTTTTGAATTCATTTCAAAGTGATTATACTATTAATAGTATCAAAAAAGCCAAAAACCGTTCAATTTTATTGGCATCAAACCTTTTTATTTTTAAAATAAATGAAATTGTAAAATATTATGGTATAGGTGAAGGTTTATCGAAATCATATTGGAAAAAAGATGAATTATTATTAAATTCTGATGAATTTGCATCGGAATTAAATTATAATAGGTCATTATTAAGAATATGTCAAAATATTAAAAAATATAGAGATTCATTGGATTCTAAATTTATTTTAACCACTGAATTTTCGAGAGGTAATTTGGTAACCTTTTATACCAAACAACCTATTTCATTTTACAACTTACCGTACTTTGATGGTGACGTGGAACAAGAAAATATTAAAATAGGTGTAAACGAATTACATATTCCACAAGTCTTTAACAGAGAGTTTAAAAAATTACATCAAGCATTAACAACATTAAACAATTTTTTAAGTATACAATCCGAAGAAGTTGTTAAAATACAAAGAGATACTTGCGAAAGTCCATTTTGTTGGTCGTGGAAAGCTATGGCATCTTATAATTTAAGTTTACCTGTTATAAAAATTTGTAACGTTAATCCTATTACTTATAAAGAACTAAAAGAAAATTTTCCGGTAGTTTATGCGCCAACTAAAAAATGGGAACTTGCTAATTCTACATGCTGCCAAGGAAAAGCTTCTGATGTATTAAATACCATAGAAGAAAATCCTATAGTTATACCATCACCGACTTTTGTAATAACAATAAGACCAACATCTACCCCCACACCAACTCCTACTCCTACTAATACTCCTACTAATACTCCTACACGTACACCTACACACACACCCACTAGTACACCAACGCCTACATCAACCCCAACTCGTACACCAACCCCAACGTCAACACCAACACTAACGCCTACATCTACACCTACGCCAACACCTACAGGAACTCCTACAAACACTCCTACTGTTACACCAACAGGTACACCAACAAGAACACCTACGCTTACACCTACTCCTACAGGAACACCTACTCCTACAGGAACACCTACTCCTACAGGAACACCTACTCCTACCAATCATCCTACATTTACACCCACACCGACACCAACTAACACCATACCTCTCACACCAACCAATACACCTACTAATACACCAACCAGAACACCTACTAATACTCCGATACCAAAAATAGAATTTACTCAAAATTTTAATAGTAATGGATCGTTTACAGTTCCAGCTGGTTGTACTTCTATAGCAGTAGTAGTTGTTGGCGGCGGTGGAGGAGGCGGAACCGGACAAGAAGTAGGAGATGGGGGAGGCGGCGGTGGCGGCGGTGCTGGTGGATATGCTACCGGAAACATTGCTGTTACAGCTGGACAAGTATTAGCGGTAACTGTTGGATCAGGTGGAGGAGGGGGTCAAGCATCTGGAAGAGGTACTAAAAATGGTGGAAATGCTGGTGGACATTCCCAAATAGGATCTATTAGAGCTAATGGCGGTGGCGGCGGCAATCCCGGTAAAAGCGGTGATGGTGGATGGGGAGGCGGTGGCGGAAGTCCATCTGGCGGGGCAGGTAATCGTGGCGATAGTGGTAAAAAAGATAATTCTAGCGGCAATGGTGGTAGCGGTGGTAGTAACCCAGCTGGTTCTGGCGGTGGTGGCGGCAACAAAGGAACCGGAAGTGGTGGTAACGGTAATGGCGGCGGCGGTGGAGGAGCTGGATTTAATGATAGATCAAATCCATTAGCATGGTCAGGTGGTAACGGAGCAAAAGGAATAGTTAAAATATCAGGAATAAAAAATAAATAAAAAAAATTAATTTAATATTAATAAAATAAATAAGTATTTCTGTTCAATAATAGTATTCACGGTTTTAAAAAACCGAAGAACACATTTTTTGATGAGACTTGAGAACATATGAGCAATCGATACCATTCTAAATACCACAGACGAAATCATCACACCTATACAAATATAAATATACCTGATGCTGGACATGATCCCATAGCAAGCGTAAATGAACCTTTTTTGGGTGAATTTATTTTATCAGGATCTTTAAGTGCCGTTGCGCCTCTAAGTTCGTATGCTGGTCATTTTTATTCAAATAATACATCAATTTGTGCTATAGGTGGAAAAGAAGGACTTTTCATACAAGGTACGAACGATGGTATTCAAGTATTTTCCGAATTTTTAGGATTATCTTCATATTCTTGGCTCTTAGGTTCGAGTTTTGCTTCTCCAGTTAGAGCTATATCAGCAAATGCTGGTTTTATAGGACTGGATGTAAATTCTTTTATTAGAGCTATCTCGGCTAATGGTAACTTTTTAGGTGCTGACATTTTTTCTAATAACATTGCTATTTCTTCCTATGGAAGAAATATAGGTCTAGAAGTTGTTTCGCCTACTAGAGCTATCTCGGCTAATGGTAACTTTTTAGGTGCTGAAATATATTCTAATAACATTGCTA